CCGGTTCCTGTTGCACTACTGGTTCAGGTTGTTTCGTTTCTGGCTCGTTTTGTTGCGTATTTGGGCTGTTTTGTTCCGCTTTCTGGTCGTTCTGTTCCGTTTCTTGCTGGTTCTGGTTCACAGAATCGCGGGTTTCAATCCCCTTTACCCATTTCGGATCATTCGGATCGCTAATCCCTGCAACAAATTCACCACGTGATACTGCAAGCAGTTCATCGGTGTCAGGCTGGCTGATATTGGCTGCCTGCATAATTTTGTTTACTTCTTCAGCGGTAACTTTTACCGGCTCTGGTTGTGCGATCGTGTCAGATGCACCAGTATTTTGTTGTGAACCTGAGTATGTGCCGTTTTTGCGGGCAAAATATTCTTCTTTCGTGATTTCAGTAGCCCCTGCAGCCAGCGCCTTATTCAGACCAGAAAGTTTGTTTGCACGACCATATTTTTCGCCATCCTTATCGGTGAAAAGGAAGTAGAACGGCCCCTCACGCTCTACAGATGGTTCGTCTTCCACTTTGCATTCGGTTTTTTCGTTGTCCGGAATTGCCGTTTCTACTGCATCAGCTTCTGGTACTGGCGACGGGAGAGTATTAGTTGTGCTCTGATTTGTTCCTTCATCTTCAAACACGCCCTTTGTAGTCAGGTATTCGGTGATGTATTTGTTCAGCGCCACAGGATCTTTGTGAATGTCGATGGGACGTTCACGGACAAGGCCAAAAATAGTCTGACGGTCGTAGCGAACGGCATCAGGTTGTTTGCGCATTGATGCGGAAATCCGCTTCCAGTCTTCGCGATCTTTGTCGATAACTTCATTTTTTGCCCAGCGATGGATGCTGCCGTCAATGTTTCCGGCATCAATATCACCAGGCCAGAGAGCGTAGGCCAGTTCTTCATCCAGTGTTTTCCATGTCTGCTTGTATTCGCGACGAATGGCAACAGTGACAGGGTTGATTTTTGCTGCTGAGTTTTCAGTGTGCTGTCGGTTGACTCTGGCGCGGGCGAGATCAACAACAGAAGTATATTTTCCAGTCTCTTTGCGCTCTGCGTCCTGCCGTTTTTTCCAGTTACGTAATTCAGCCTGAATTTCGGGCCATTTGGCACCCGGATTACATTTGTGTTTAACCCATCCGATAGCGAACAGTTTGCGTTCCGGATACATAGCGTTAATTTCAGGCGTTTTCATCAGTGCTTCAACGATATGCCCGTCAAAGGTAGCAACGTCTTCCTGCAGTAATTCCTGAGCGTCAATCGCCATATCAACGGTGATGTTTTCACATGTACCGAACTTAACCAGGACCGCGTTCTGTACTTCAAGGGACAGCTTGTCAAAATTGACGTTCATCGGATCGGATTCTGGTTCGACCGGAACAAAGGAAGCGGATTCCTCATCCCAGCGGTTTTCCTGCATATATTCGGTATCCCAGGAGTCGATGGCAGGGCGGGGCATGCCGGGTTTATCCTCGCAGACAAGAAATTTATAAGCGCAGTCCTGAGCAGCCGGATATTGCTCCAGGAATTGCCAGATAAATTTGGCACGGGCGCGGCGTTCGTCACCGGCTTCGATGGCAGTGGCTACAGCAACTGCACCTTCTTCCTTAATTGCCTGTTCGTCCGGAATGGCGGCGCAAATAAAGGCTTTACTCATTTTGTTTTAACCTCATTACAGATTTAAGGGTGAACAAATCCCTGCCATTGCTGGCATATAAAAATGAAACCGGATATTAATTACGGTGCTGTTTTAAGTCCTGCCGGGATTTCGTTATTGTCCATGTGAATAACTTTATCAACCGGATAACAGTTGCCGGGAATTTTCTGTTCCGCTGCGGCAGCCGTGCATTCTTTCATTGAACCGTAAATGTCAATAACCAGATCAACAGGCTCGCCAGTATTAAGAAAAACTGTCAGAACGAGTGCAAATGCTGTATTCATTGCCAGCGTCCTTTTTGCATCGGGCGTAAACGTGCCAGCATTGAAAGAATGCATATTTTATTTAATAGCTCCCGTTCGTGTTTTCTCTTATTAATGGCATCTTCAGTAAATGCAGGGTTACTGATTTTGACACCAATTTCAAAACAACCTTCAGACGTATTAACGTTTGGTAATAACGTTTCCATTATCGCGTCCTCAACAATGAATTTTGTGATACGGTGCCTGGTGCCTCCAGGTGACGTTAACCAGTTAACAATTAACGCCGGATACAGAGAACCCACCCATAAGAACCAATACGGAAGTCAACTGGCCTTTTTAACTGTTCCGCGTGCGCTGAGCCGCATTCACCGCATCACAAAATTCACTTTAAAAAGGGCGGGGATCACAAGGGAAAACAAAAAACGGATACCCGCCAAAAGGTAATCAACATGGGTTGTTGCAGCGGGGTTGTCACTTAAGCGTATGGTCAACCTGACAACCCGGTGTCCTCAACGGGGAAGGAATAACCCCGCCATACTTACCGCCGCGCCATTTCGCGGAGTGCCACAACCGGAAGCGCACGGTCGACGAAAATTTAACGACAGGCTATCTATGAACCAGCTACCTCGCCGTGCGCTTTCGCGTTATGCTCTGACTTTTCAGGGAAATATCCTTTCAGTAAACTGTCAGTGCCGGATGTTCACCCGTGTCCGGCGCACGCACTCCACCTGACCCGTGGAGAACTCCTTAATTACCAACCTTAGCCTCGTTGGTTAGCTATTAACGCGGGCATGTAATCATTCTGGCAATGCTTAATGCCGCTGCTTTTTCCAGCCTGGTGATATCCTGCTCCAGAGCGGACAGATTTTCAGCCTGCTTAGCCCTGGCTTCATTGGCCCATTTCAGATCCTGCGCTGCATTAATTTTCTGGCGCATCCACTCATAAAGTTCATCATCGGTATAGTCTGGCGCGATGATGACGGGTTCTCGTTTCTGCATACTGATTCCTCGTGGTGCTGCTTCGCTTATCAGCCGTTAGATTTTGCCGAGCTGGAAAGCGCCTGTTTAAACTCACTGAAGCTGAGAGCTTCTTCGCCTTCGGCAAGGCCTTCGAAGTATTCTTCGTAAGCCTTTTCCATGATTGCGTCGAAATCCATATCACTCGCCTGAGTTTCTTTCCAGCCAGCGACGCGCGCCAGATTCGGTTTTAAACGTTTTGCTTTTGGTATACGTCATCGCGGTGAATGTGCCGTCCTGGTTGGGAAACACGCTGTATACCAGAGATTCGTTGTTGCCAAGATCGATAGTATCCATGTTGACCTCATTTCCCCTTAACGCCGGGGTGGCGGAACTAAGATCTGTCGCACCGTTGTGCTTTGATGACTGAATGATACTACTTGAAGTAGATATGTCAACACTATAAGTAGAGTTGATTGCGTTTTGTCTACATAAAGTTGTTTTTTAAGGCAAAAAAAAACCCGGCAATGCCGGGGTGTTGTTAACAGATAAAGTCACTCAGAAGGTGGTGGGGTGCTGGCGTATTTCTCGTAGAAATCGTAAAGTTTCTTGAGTCTCATCTCAAAAGCCAGAAGCATATTCTTGGCTTCAACTGGCGGAAACTCCCGAAACGTTCGTATCAGTCGCTTTTCATCTTCACTTAACTCAGTAAATTCGCCATTGCTATTGGCACCAGATCTTTGAGTTACAAATGAATCTTCTGCCGGTTCAATTCCTTTCTCTGTTAGCTGACCGTATTCCAGCCATGCAGGTTCAACACCCAGAAATTCTGCTATTCGTTCGAGTTTTTCGTCGCGGGGTTTAGCTGTGCCTAGGGTGTAGCGCCGCGCCATTTCGTATGTGACGCCCGTAGATAAGCTTAAGTCTTTGATGGATTTGTTTTTTCTATCCATTTCTGACTTAAGTCTTGTTGCGAATGCGTGATGTTTATGTGCGTTTTCTACCATATGTAGAAGATTAAAGCAGTTGCCTCGATTCGTCATTTCTATTTTGTGTAGTTGCAAATTCTACTTTGTGTAGTATTATTTCCCCGTTCTTGAAATGGAGCTAACGATGAGCACTACATACAAAAACATTACAGAAAAGGCGGTTATGGCTATTGGTTCTCCTTCTGCTGTAAGTCGCATGTTTGGTTTCAAATCGCCTCAATCCATTTTTAATTGGATTATTAGGAACAGGGTTCCTAGTGAGAGGGTTATTAGGCTTTGTGAGCTTGGGGGATGGATTGTTACTCCGCATGATCTCCGGCCTGATTTGCACCCTACTCCAGTTAGTGGGATTCCAGAAGAAGTTATCAGATCCAAAAAAATAGGGTTGATTCATGAAAATCAAGCATGAACACATCCGCATGGCGATGAGTGCCTGGGCGCATCCGGACGGTGAAAAAGTTCCGGCAGCTGAAATAACCCGGGCTTATTTTGAGCTGGGTATGACATTCCCGGAACTGTATGACGACAGTTATCCGGAAGCCCTAGCTCGCAATACTCAGAAAATTTTCCGCTGGGTGGAGAAAGACACCCCTGATGCGGTTAAAAAAATTCAGGCGCTGTTACCAGCGATCGAAAAGGCAATGCCGCCGCTGCTGGTGGCCCGAATGCGCAGCCACAGTTCAGCCTATTTTCGGGAGCTGGTGGAGACGCGGGAACGACTGGTGAGAGACGCTGATGATTTTGTCGCAGTGGCGATCGCTGGTTTCAACCAGATGAATCGTGGTGGCCCGGCGGGAAATATTGTGGTTGTGCATTGACTGACAATATTCATACCGGATCGCTTCCGGCAATTCGTGAGTAAAAGATTCGGTATCAGAAGAGGTGAGTATGGCTAACGCCTGGCTCAGATTATGGCATGACATGCCAAACGATCCTAAGTGGCGAACAATTTCCAGGGTGTCAGGACAGCCAATCGCAACAGTGATGGCTGTGTATATCCACCTTCTGGTGAGCGCGTCACGAAATGTCACGACATGTCACGGCGTGTCACTACGTGGTCACATTGATGTCACGGCGGAAGATTTAGCAAGTGCGCTTGATGTGACGGAAGAAGTAATTGATTCAATTTTACAGGCAATGCAGGGGCGGGTACTTGATGGAGATTTGATCAGTGGATGGGAAAAACGCCAGGTACTGAAAGAGGACAATGGCAACGTTTCACAAACCGCGAAATCCCCGGCAGAGCGCAAGAGAGCGCAGCGCGAGAGGGAAAAATTACGAAAACAGAATGAGGGGGGGCGCGACGAGTCACGCATATGTCACGACATGTCACGACGAGTCACGACAGATAAAGATACAGATAAAGAATTAAACCCCACACATAACGCGCGCGTGCGCGAGAGTGCTCCGACCAGTGAGGCAAATGGCGTGCCGTTGCAAACAGCGGAACCTGATTACCTGGAAGGCCTGAGCGAACCCATCGGGAAATTTCCGATGACCGATGGCTGGCATCCGTCGCCGGATTTTCGACGACGGGCGGCTCTGTGGGGAGTGGCTCTGCCGGAGCCGGAATTTACACCAGCTGAACTTGCCGCCTTCCGGGACTACTGGGCAGCGGAGGGTAAAGTTTTCACGCAGGTTCAGTGGGAGCAGAAATTCGCCCGTCACGTAAATCACGTCAGGGCGCAGGCTAAACCAGTCAGCAAGGGGGTAAACCATGCAGCAGCACCAGGTGGCACCGCATCACGGGCAGTTCAGGAAATTCGGGCAGCACGTGAGCGGTGGGAGCGTGAAAACGGATTTATCAACGACGGAAACTGCCTGGAAGCTGTGGGAACTCATGGGGGAGGTTTATTCGAACCGCTGGACCCAGAAGAACGGGGCCGCACCTTCGAAGCTCTGGATTGCACAGATTGGCGCGATGACTGAGCAGCAAATCCGGCAGGTCTGCCGCCAGTGCATGGACCGTTGCAGGGCAGGTGAAACATGGCCTCCGGACCTGGCTGAGTTTGTGGCGCTGATTTCGGAAAGCGGGGCCAATCCATTCGGTCTGACGGTGGATGCTGTGATGGAGGAGTACCGACGCTGGCGCAATGAGTCTTGGCGATACGACGGAAGCGATAAATATCCGTGGCCTCAGCCTGTGCTGTATCACATTTGCCTCGAGATGCGTTCAAAGGGGATTGAGCGCCAGATGACCGAAGGGGAGTTAAAACGGCTTGCAGAACGGCAACTGACGAAATGGGCAAAGCATGTTGGTGACGGCTTCAGCGTTCCGCCCGTACGGCGGCAACTGGCAGCACCAAAACGCCCGTCGGGGCCAACACCAATTGAGTTGCTGAAACAGGAGTATGAACGCCGGAAAGCGGCTGGTTTTGTATGAATTGTGAAGGTGATTTTTTCAGGAGGATTTATGGCGAAACCTTTTTCTCTCGAACAGCGGGAAGAGCTGAAGGCACGAATTATCGGATTGGTACGCAAAAATGGACGCATGACGATGTCACAGCTGGAGAGAGCGACGGGAGCAGGCTGGCATTCGGTTCGACGCTGCCTTGTGGATGTGCTGGCTTGTGGCGATTTATACATGTCCGGTAAATACGGTGTTTTTGCATCAGAGCAGGCGTATCGCGTATGGCGTAAGACACCGGAGAAAAGAACCGACCTGACACTGATTCGAAAGTTACCAGACGGAGAAATACGCCGCTACGACAGGCGTCAGAACATAATCTGTAGCGAGTGCCGGAAGAGAGAAGCTATGCAGCGCGTACTGGCGTTTTATCAGGGTAATTTTCAGGAGGTGGTGCGGTGAGTGAATCAAAATGCCAGGTTAAGGGCAACAAGATAGAACCATGTGCAGCACTGGCAAAGTCCCTTGAGCATGATGCTGAATACACGATGCGAAAAGGTCTGCTGATATACAAAATCTGGAATGAGAATTTAACTCGCGGCCCTGATTTGGTGATGTTGCGTTCCGGTGAATTTTCTAAATCACCAGTGCGGGTTTCATTTTGTCCGTTCTGTGGTGAAAGTCTGAAAACATGGAAAAAGGAGACAACCAGTGAGCAAGATTGACTATCAGGCACTGCGTGGGGCGGCAGAAGCAATAAAAATAGCAGCCACACCACAAAAATTGCTGGCATTTCGTATGAAAGCCACACCTCAGGTTGTGTTGGAACTGCTGGATGAACTGGAAATTAAAAGCAAACGAATTAACGAGTTAATCAAGGGTGGTGAAAACGCCAAATACGTGACTGAAATTTTCCGACTTGAGAAAGAACGCATGACGCTGGCGGCGGAGAATGCGCGGCTGAATAAATTTATCGTACAGAGTTGCTATGTGTTTAATGGCGAGCAGGATGAAATATCTGATGCGTATATCTGCGCAACAGACGGAGGTATGCCGCAAACCCCGGCTAGAGATGCTTTCTTGGCTGATGTACGGGCGGTGGCGTTTGACGAACTTCGCGCGGCGTTTGTCAGGCACGCAAAAGTTGCAGGACTGGATGATGCCGATACCGTAACGCTTAAGGAAGTGACAGAAGCATTGTTGCATTGTGCGGAACAGATTCGCTCGCCTGAATAATTAAATTTAGTGTTGCAAATAAAATTTAATCCTTAACCGGAGGGATTCCTTCACCCTCAAATCATCAGGAGGCCGCCCGAAAGGGCGGTAATGAATGGTCACATTATTTAGAAAAAAATATCCGCGAAAGAGTAGAACAACAGAATTTCTGTTTCTCATTCTGTTTATCGTGTTGATGATACCGATATCCCCGCTATTACTGGTCTGGTTTATCGGGAAAATAATTGAGCCAGTTATTGAATTGTATAACGACGTGGTATGGGCGCCGTTCAACACACTACACAATAAAATTAATCCGTATAAGGAAAACTGATATGACCACTATTACCAGAGAAAACGCGGAAATTAAATCATTCATCACTGGTTTCCTGAGCGATCCGGCGCACGATAACCAATCTTCAAACAGCCTGCTTACTAATGTGTTTCGTATCGCACTGGCATCGCTGGAAGCAGAGCCGGTGGTTTACATGTGGGATAGCGAAAGAAAAGATATTGATGCCCCCGGGTATTATCGGACTGAGCATTTAGTGTTCGCGGAGAGTAGTGTTAAGCAATGGGGAGGGCGAGTTGTTCCACTTTACACCGCCCCGCCAGCGACGGTAGTGCCGGAATTTGAAACATGGTTTAACAGCCAGGAGTCAGGGAGGAGTATATGCAGCACACAGATTCGTCGTTCCCTTCAGGAAATTTCATGGAACGCCTGCTGCGCCGCCATGCTTCAGGGGAAAGACGATGGTATCCTCACCAATGAGGATACCAAAGGGGACGTTCAGGTACGGGAATTAACAATGCTGATTAAACAACTGGTTAGCCAATTGAGGAAAGCGAAGCCGGACTGCAAATTACCGGATAAGGCGATGAGTTATCTGGAGCGGAACGGACTGATAAGCGCGGAGGATATTTTACGATGACTTGGCCTGAAGCATTCACAACGGTAGGAATTGCGATGGCGGTGGCGCTGGTGGTGTATTCGATTTGCCGCTGGGGATAAAAACGGTTTGCGGGAAAAGGAGAGTTAAGTAGAATTGCTGCGGGTGCTTGAGGCTATCTGCCTCGGGCATGAACACCAACGGCAGATAGAGAAAAGCCCCAGTTAACATTACGCGTCCGGCAAGACGCTTAACATTAATCTGAGGCATTCTGTATGCGACACATAAAGATTAGCCTCTTAACAGTAAGAAATCAACTAACAGGGGGCTGTAATGCGAAGGAGCTATGTGTTTTGTCTGGTGGTGGTTTGCATCACCATTCTGATATTTGTCTGGATGGTTCGCGGTTCGCTATGCGAGCTGCACATCAGGCAGGGAAACACAGAGCTTTCAGCGTATTTAGCCTACGAAGTTGAAAAACGTTAAGAGCTACGGCGGGGAGCAATTCCCGCCACTCTTTAAGTTGTCAGGTATCCTCAATGCACCCGCACTTAACCCGCTTTAGCGCTGATTTATGGGGACCCCTCAGCGCTTCGGCGGGTTTTTTGTTGTTTATTTTCAGTGAGCATGATGCATCTGGTTGTACTGATGTGGCTGGCTGATTCTGTTATTCAGGTGGCTTATTGCTGTTGATTGGTATGTCTTCACGGCTAGAATCGAGGCTCTTAAGTAGCGCGCAGGGAGAAGAGGGATGGACCCCTTAAGGGGAGGTGTTTAAAGTTCACGGGATTTTGGTTATGAACGATAAGGAATTAATTGCTGCGCTTTCTGTACCTGGTAATTATGAAGTAATAGTTCTTGAGAATGGTGAATTTATCGTAATGCCATTGCCACCCGATGTTATTCTGATCACCAAAGAATCGCATGCGGATTCGGTCAGTCACTTCAGCATTAAGAAAGACTAGATTATAATGCTATAGTTAAAGCCAGCCTGAACAACTGGCGTCTGTCGCACCATTACGAGGATGGTAGTGGTGCATTACAAAAAAATTAACAATTCTGATAATTCAGCCGTCTTTGCCAGCAGGCACGGGCGGCGTTCTCACGCATTCAAATATGACTGGTATCAGCACGATCCCTGCACTGAAGAACAGGCCGAATGGCTGATTCAGAACTACCGCAGACGTGGGTATGAGTTTAGGAAAGCCCTCACCCTCGATTATCGTCACTGGATAATCTACGTCAGACTCCCTTATTCCGAACGCCCACCGCGTCCGTCCCGCACATTCCAGCAACGCATCTGGAGGTAACGTGCGGGTATTAGTGACTCCTGAAATTGCTCACCGTCTGGGGATTGTACTTTTCAGGCCCGGTCCTGATGCGATGCCTTTGTTTATGCAGGGGCGTGTGCTGGTGGAGCCTGAACCGAAAAGCATGCGCGGGCTGCCGTCCGGGGTCGTTCCTGCCGCTTGCCAGCCGCTGGCGGAAGATAAATCTCTGCTGCCATTTTTCAGCGATGAGCGGGTGATTCGTGCTGCCGGCGGCGCAGGTGCATTGTCTGACTGGCTCCTGCGTCATGTCAAATCCTGCCAGTGGCCTCATGGTGACTACCATCACAGTGAAACCGTCATACATCGTTACGGTACCGGCGCGATGGTGTTGTGCTGGCACTGCGACAACCAGCTGCGTGACCAGACTTCCGAATCACTCGGGCAACTTGCTCACCAAAACCTGACAGCATGGATGATTGACGTCATACGCCAGGCAATGAATGGCACACAGGAGCGGGAATTATCGCTGGCTGAATTATCCTGGTGGGCAGTCTGCAATCAGGTGGCGGACGCGCTACCGGAGACAGTATTGCGTCGTTCGCTGGGATTACGTGCGGAAAAAATCCGCTCGGTGTACCGCGAAAGCGACATCATACCGGGAGAGCAGACCGCCACCAGCATACTGAAGCAGCGCACAAAAAATCTTGCGCCGTTGCCTCACGTCCACCAGCAACAGAACGCACCACAGGAAAAGACGGTGGTCAGCATTGCCGTAGATCCGGAGTCTCCGGAATCTTTCATGAAGCGACCTAAACGTCGCCGTTGGATAAATGAGAAATACACACGCTGGGTAAAGACACAGCCGTGTGCGTGTTGTGGTCAGCCAGCCAACGATCCCCATCACCTGATTGGTCATGGTCAGGGTGGAATGGGAACAAAAGCCCACGATATTTTCACGTTACCGCTGTGCCGGGAGCATCACAATGAACTTCATGCGGATCCGCTGGCGTTTGAAGAAAAGCATGGTTCCCAGGTTGATTTAATTTTTCGTTTTCTTGATCACGCCTTTGCAACCGGCGTGCTCGGGTAAAAGAGGTTACTGATGCGTATAGAGTTTGTTTTGCCTTACCCGCCGACGGTGAACACCTACTGGCGTCGTCGTGGCAGCACATATTTTGTATCAAAAGCCGGTGAGCGTTATCGCCGTGATGTGGCGCTTATTGTTCGCCAGCAGCGGCTGAAGTTAAACCTGTCCGGAAGGCTGGCGATAAAGATTGTTGCAGAGCCACCGGATAAGCGCCGTCGTGACCTGGACAATATTCTGAAAGCACCACTGGATGCGCTGACGCATGCCGGACTTCTCATAGACGACGAGCAGTTTGATGAAATAAATATTGTGCGCGGACTGCCTGTTCCTGGTGGTCGGTTGGGGATAAAAATCACAGAACTGGAGTGCGCATGAATAACCAGTATTTACAGTTTGTGCGTGAGCAGCTCATTATCGCCACCGCCGATTTGAGTGGAGCAACAAAAGGTCAGCTTGAGGCCTGGCAGGAGAATGCCATGTTCGATACAGGGCGTTACAGGCGTAAAAAAATCCGGTACCGCGATGAAGTGACTGGAAAAATTATCACGCGGGATAATCCACCAATCCCGGGGAAACAATCGCTGGCAAAGGGGACGTCAATTCCTCTGGTAAGTCAGGTTGAGTTTTCGACATCATCATGGCGACGGGCGGTTCTGTCTCTTGAAGAACACCATAAAGCCTGGTTGCTGTGGTGTTACAGCGGCAGCATTTGCTGGGAACACCAGATTGCGATAACACAGTGGGCGTGGAATGAATTTAACGCGCAATCTGGTACCAGAAAAATTGCGGAGAAAACACGGGAGCGCCTGAAAAAATTAATCTGGCTGGCGGCGCAGGATGTCAGGGGATGGGTAACCGGGCATGAGAACTACCAGCGACAGGAACTTGCCAGACTGTGTGGAGTTAAACCTGACAACTGGAGCCATAATTATGCGAACTACTGGCGTGAGATGTGCGACATTTTTAAGAATCTTGATACAGAATCCTTGATTTGCACAGTGAAAATGAGAGCGCAACAAAAAGCGACCTTTTCGCGACGAGATATTGCAAAAATCAATTAAAGCGCGTACATTTCGTGTAAATTTGATATTTTGCCGATTTTGTACGCGATGGCAAAGTAAGCAAGGCCCGCCGCTGAGCGGGTTTTTTTATGCCAGAAAAACGGTACAGGACGTTAAACGCGCTGGTGGTTGTGAATACTGGTCTTTCAGCTTGCTGGCTGTTTCGACAAGAGTTATTGGTATGTCACGTTAACCAGAAAAGGGAAAAAGGCATGCTAATACAGCAGGATATGACCGAAACCGCCAGAGTGGTGTTTAATGAATTAAGCGTCACCGAACCGGCGACCGTCGGGGAAATTGCGCAGAATACTTACCTTTCACGCGAACGATGCCAGTTAATACTGACTCAGCTTGTTATGGCGGGTCTGGCTGATTATCAGTTCGGTTGTTACAGACGCCTTCCGCAGTGAAGGCTTTTTAATTTGTGGTAATGGGCGGCTGGTGGGTGTTAGCGGCACCTGCCAGCCATCTGCTCATGCGTTGGGGTCACAAGCAAACCTCAGGCCCATCTGCTTTGCGCAAAAGCGGTATGAGCCTATCAGAGAAGTGCTTATTGATCTATGGCTAATACTGTAAAAATATCCAGTTGTGAATTAATCAACGCTGATTGCCTGGAATTTATCCAGACCTTACCGGAAAACTCTGTCGATCTGATAGTCACAGACCCGCCATACTTTAAAGTGAAGCCCGAGGGCTGGGATAACCAGTGGAAGGGCGACGATGATTACCTGAAATGGCTGGATCAGTGTCTGGCGCAATTCTGGCGGGTACTGAAACCTGCCGGAAGTCTCTACCTGTTCTGTGGTCATCGCCTGGCATCTGATATCGAAATCATGATGCGTGAGCGCTTTAATGTGCTGAATCACATTATCTGGGCGAAGCCGTCCGGACGCTGGAACGGATGCAACAAGGAAAGCCTGCGGGCGTATTTCCCGGCAACAGAGCGCATTCTGTTTGCCGAACATTATCAGGGGCCATACCAGCCAAAAAATGACGGCTATGCGGCAAAGGGGCGCGAGCTAAAACAGCGCGTCATGGCCCCGCTGATTTCTTACTTTCGTGATGCGCGTGAATCACTGGGAATAACGTCAAAACAGATAGCGGAAGCCACCGGAAAGAAAAATATGGCTTCGCACTGGTTTGGTGCCAGTCAGTGGCAGTTACCGAACGAAGCTGATTACAGAAAACTGCAGGCATTGTTTGCGCGTGTTGCAGCAGAAAAGCATCAGCGCGGGGAACTGGAAAAGCCACACCACCAGCTGGTCAGCACATGCAGTGAACTGAACCGGCAATATGCCAGTCTGCTGGAAGAGTACAAATCTTTGCGGCGTTATTTTTCCGTATCGGCTGCCGTTCCGTATACGGATGTCTGGACGCACAAGTCTGTGCAGTATTACCCCGGCAAACATCCCTGTGAAAAACCGGCAGATATGTTGCGGCAGATAATCGAGGCCAGCAGTCGTCCCGGTGATTTGGTCGCTGACTTTTTTATGGGGTCAGGTTCCACAATAAAAGCAGCATTGTCGCTAGGGCGTCGCGCTATTGGCGTAGAACTGGAAGAAGAGAGATTTAATCAGACTGTAAGCGAAATAAAAAATAGTCGTTAAATACGAATGTCTTTTTTTCTGAAATTCAGGAAAAATAAGAAACTATACGTATATTTACAAATGTTAGCGCAATTTTTATTGAGAAAATAACCGCCCTCATTATTATTTGTTCCGGTTCTGAGGGGGACTCCTGTTCATCGGTGATATCGCTCCCCCGAAGAACCATTGCCGACTTAGCTCAGTAGGTAGAGCAACTGACTTGTAATCAGTAGGTCACCAGTTCGATTCCGGTAGTCGGCACCATATGCGGGTATCGTATAATGGCTATTACCTCAGCCTTCCAAGCTGATGATGCGGGTTCGATTCCCGCTACCCGCTCCAGAGAAACAAGCCTTATTGCGGCACTGGCGTATTTTTATTGCGTGGGGACAGTTTTTTATCTGTCTTCTGGCTATGGTTCGAAGCCAGTTATAGTCACAGTGCTGATTTTTTACAACAGCGGAATGGCGCATTGTCGGTGGAGATTTTGTATTTCCTGGCAGGGTCGGTGATGTGCCATCCCGATGTTGTAAACATCGCTCAGATAACGTTGAAATCAATCAAACCCAGGAAATACATCCTTAACCGCCGCACCAGGCGGTTTTTTTTGGTCTTTTCATGGCTCGCTATGGCGGGTCTTTTTCATGTATACCCTGGCGGTTATTATGATGGCTTGTTTATTTGTTCATAAGAGGATTGATACAGTGGTCACTTATGTGGATATCAGGGCAAAACGGGCCGAAATTCTGAAAGCTGAGCAGGAATACATTCAGCGGTTGCGGGATACAGCCAAAAGGCTGGTCAATGCTTATGAAGATTCCCTGGAATTGCCTGCTTCACAGTGGCGCGATATTAACGGCAAAGAACGCCCGTATGTTTATATATCGTGGCGCGGACACGATAAGAAACCAGAGGATTTGTGGGTTGAGCTTCAGGATGGTGTTGAATTTGATTTATGTACTGTCATTGATGACAACCCGCGACAGTCGGAATGGGTGAAAGTCGGTGTAAAGATTCTTTTGCTTGATGGTGATAACATAACGATTTCAGTTGATGGTTATCAGGCCAGAACATTTTCGCACGTAGATACGTACGCAAAATTTAACGAGATATGCGAGTTCATCAAAGACAGTATCTTAATGTCGATGAATGAGGTGAAATTTGGCAAAGCATCTCTGCCGAAGATAGAAGGCTGGAGTCGTAAAAAGGAATCGTTCGAAAATCTCTGAATCACCAGGCTACGCATTTGCGTGGCCTTTTTTGTATCCGCGCCACGCCCGGCGCACATCAAAAACCACAGAGCCTTTCAGGGGTGAGCTTACGGGATGGTCAGTGTGACTTTCTCTGTGGGCTGGTCACCCCCGGGCGCAGGCTCACCCACTAAAAGGAAAAGTCACGATGTTTGGTATTTTCAAAAAGAAAACCCGCAAGGCCATTACTGAAGTGAAGAAGATGGAGAACCGCGACGCAGTGGAGGCGACTGTCTGGGGCGCGTATTCCATAGCATTCGCCGACGGCACCTGTGATGCGAAAGAAATCGCTGTGCTGGAGAAAACCATTGCAGCACTTCCTGCTTTTGCGCCGTTCTCGGGTGAGATTGCACAAATGAGTGCAAATATCCGCGCCCGTTATGAAGCGTCGCCGCGCTCTGCCAATGCTGAAGCCCTTCGTCAGTTGGCTGATGTTGCCGGTACTGATGATGCAGTTAATGTGCTGTGCCTGTGTCTGGATATCGCAGACCAGGATGGCATTGGTCCGGATGAAGAAGCACAGCTCAAGAAAATTGCTCAGGCGCTGCAGTTGCCGCTGGAGCAGTACCTGTGAAAAGTGCGCGCCTTGTGCTGGCTGCCATCCTGCTGTTTCTGGTAGTGGTGATGGATTTCACCGGACGGCTGATGTCGGTGCTGGCAGATGGTGTGCTGGTGGCGATGGCGCTGGTCGTGCTCCGGCCTTTACTGCGCAAATCTGAATAACACCACACAAAAGGCATCTGCGGGTGCCTTTGACGGGGTGTTTTTACGGGCCGCTGGTGGCCCTTTTTTATTTACAGGAGAAAAAAGTATGTCTGAACCCTTATCCGGTTCCGGCACGGCTGCGGCGCTCGGCGGGGCGACGGTATTCGGGCTGTTTACCGGAACGGATTTCGGGATTGTGTTTGGTGCGTTCGCCGGGGCGTTATTTGTGGCAACGATGCCGCAGGCGCTTTCAGCCTGGCGTGTTGCGGCGCATTTTCTGGTGTCGTTTATCGTGGGCGTACTGGGGGCGCGCGTGCTGTCAGCCTGGATTGCTGTAAAAACAGGGCATGACGGCACCTCTGCTGATGCGCTGTGTGCTGTGGTGGTGTCTGTATTGTCGGTAAAAGTGCTGTCCTTTGTGCACAGGCAGGACGTTATATCACTGATGTCCTGTCTGCTCTCCCGCCTGAAGAGTGGAGGAGGCGACAATGTTAAGTAGCCTTCCCGGATTACTGAATGTGGCGTTATGCACGGTTATCGTGCTGACGCTCTTTTTTTATCGTCGCCGTGATTCCAGACATAAGCCGCTGATGTCATGGCTGGCCTGGTTGCTGATGCTGCTGTATGCCTTTGCGCCCCTCAGCTATCTGTGTGGTCGCCCGTTAGCAACGGGCTGGCTGGAAGTGTTTTTTAATCTGTTGTTCTGCGTGCTGGTAATACGCGCACGCGGGAACGTCGCAAGAATCTTTCCATTGTTGAGGTGAGTATGTCGGGTAAATTCAGATTCAGTCGTCGCAGTGAAAAAAATCTGGAGGGCGTCAAACCACAGCTGGTTGCTGTCGTTCGCCGTGCCCTTGAGCTGACGGAGGTTGATTTCGGTATTACGGAAGGCCTGCGCAGTAAGTATCGCCAGAAACAGCTGGTCGCGGAAGGGAAAAGCCAGACTATGAACAGCCGCCACCTGACCGGTGATGCGGTGGATGTTGTGGCCTACATTGGCAGCCAGGTGTCATGGGACTGGCCTCTGTACGAGAAAATCGCGCAGGCATTTAAGCAGGCTGCCGCAGAGCTGGGAACTGCCATCGAATGGGGCGGGGACTGGAAAACACTGAAAGACGGGCCTCATTTTCAATTGAAGCGATAGCTTGCAAAACATACAGGGCCGCCATGAGCGGCTTTTTTATTGCTCAAAAAACGAAAGAACGGGGGTACGTATGTACGCACTGAAAAAAATCACGGTAACTGAAGATGGTCGTCAGGTTGAAGAAGTGCATGTTCTGGGGAATATGTATCGCCTGGAATTTTACCCGCGCAACACTCACCTTGCTGCCCAAGTGGAGTATTGCCGGGATGGAAATGTGCCATGCATTTTGGTGGAAAAAACGGATGAAGCCTACATCACCACGCTGGCTGGTGACACGGTGCGTTGTATCTGTCGCGGTGACAGTAAAGCCAGGGATGAAATAGCCAGATGCCGCACCCAGGGCAGTAAATAAAAAAACAAAACCCCGGCTGCGGGAACAGTCCGGGGTTTTGAGTTTTCACGTCAGAGAGGAAATTGTGAGTAGTGAGTACGGAGAAAATCCTCGTGGGAAAGTATAAAAGATTCTTTTTGAGGTTGTCCATTATGAAAGGTATTGAAGTGGAAACTCCCGCGAGCCTTGATTTGACAAGGGCTGCGGCCTTTGCAATTCGCCTTGTGGCGGTCGCTGTTCTGATTTGGGCTGTGCGTTGGTGGTGATATGACGCGAAAACACTGGACACACAGAATGCCGCGAACGGCGGCGAAATGGGCGCTGGTAGTGATACTGGTGCCTTTTTTATTGGTGGGATGCGTTAGCCTGGATAAAGCGCGCCAGCTTTTCGATACCGCTTCTCTGGTCTGTGAAATTGTCGACGGTGTTCGGCAGTGTCTGCAGAACTGATCGCCTGTAAGAGCAGAATATTTTGCTGAAAAATGAAGAGTGCGCCAGCGTCCGGAAAGCATGAAATTCTGTGTTTGTGGCTACTCAATAAAATAAATTCTTTCTGTCGCCGCGAATACTCAAATGTTGATCAGTGCCCGCTGCGGCGACGGGCTTTGATATCAGGAGACGATGATGAAAAAAACAGAAAGCAAACCGATTGTAATTGGTACCGCTGCTGTTCCGTTTAAGTTTGAGTTGTCACAACTGGTGGAGGTACGTATCAGTGATGAATGGGGGGAAGTGAGGGGGCGTGCTCAGTATGCAGGTAGTGAAAACCAGTACTTGATCCACTACAAAGCAGCTGATGGTCGCGCCATGACGGAGTGGTTTGGTGAGTCAATGCTGGAAGCAACAGAAGATGGTCGTTATCCGGGCTGTCCGGTATTTGCCTGCATGGAATTGCCGGAAGGCGCAGTAGTTGAACTGCAGCCGGGTGAGATGTTCGTGATGACAGACATCATTGATGGTAAACCGCAGTATTCGCGTATTGAAATGAATGGTAAGAGTGCTCGCCTGATTCGTGAGTAACAGGCATTACAGCAGCCCTTCTGTGTGAGGGGTTGCGATAATGCAGGTGTTAGAACGCGTAAATGATAATTACTCCCATTTCAACGGGTCCTTTCTGGAACCTGAAACACCGAGGGTCTGTGGACGCGCAAAAACGCGCTATTTATGAAAATTTTCCAGGAAAAAGCATGTCGGTACTTCTCGCGCGTAACTGTTTGTTTTTTCAGATATCGTATCTGTAAAAGGTCCGACATGATATCGCTCAAAAATGCCTTATTCAGGCGTTTTCATGTCGGACCTTGTATTTGATATGGAAATGTATTGTGAAAGTTAACAAAAAGAAGCTTGCCGAAATTTTCAACGTGGATCCACGAACGATTGAACGTTGGCAGTCTCAGGGGCTGAGAGTTTTGTCGGGGGGAGGCAAAGGTATCGAGGCCATGTTCAATACTGCAGAAGCCATTGAGTGGTATGCGCAGCGGGAAAAAGATATCGAAAATGAAAAGCTCCGCAAAGAACTGGAAGATTCGCGTGCGGCTGCAGAATCAGATTTACAACCCGGCACCATTGACTATGAACGCTACCGGCTCACTAAAGCACAGGCTGACGCACAGGAGCTGAAAAATGCCCGCGAAGAAGGGCTGGTGCTGGAAACGGAATTGTTTACTTTCATTCTGCAACGTGTGGCTCAGGAGATTTCGGGAATACTTGTACGTGTGCCGCTGACATTACAGCGTAAATATCCGGATATTTCACCGTCACACCTTGATGTGGTGAAAACTGAAATCGCGAAAGCCTCCAATGTTGCAGCTAAAGCTGGTGAAAACGTGGGCAGGTGGATTGATGATTTCAGACGCACAGAAGGCAGCTAATGCAGCCGGTGCGATAGCCACAGGACTTTTATCTCTCAATATTCCGGTTCCACTGACGACAGTTCAGTGGGCTGATCAACATTATTATCTGCCGAAAGAATCTTCATATACCCCCGGGCAATGGGAAACCCTGCCATTTCAGGTTGCCATTATGAACAGCATGGGAAATGACCGGATCCGCACCGTTAATCTGATTAAATCGGCGCGCGTGGGTTACACCAAAATGCTGTTGGGGGTGGAGGCTTATTTTATTGAGCATAAATCCCGTAACAGTCTGCTTTTTCAGCCAACAGATTCTGCGGCAGAAGATTTCATGAAATCTCATGTTGAGCCAACGATCAGGGATGTCCCTGCATTGCTGGAGCTGGCTCCATGGTTCGGAAGAAAGCACCGCGATAATACACTCACCCTGAAGCGTTTTTCCTCCGGTGTGGGGTTCTGGTGCCTGGGCGGTGCCGCAGCTAAAAACTACCGTGAAAAATCTGTTGATGTGGTCTGCTATGACGAACTCTCCTCGTTTGAACCGGATGTGGAAAAAGAAGGTTCGCCGACGCTGCTTGGCGATAAACGTATCGAAGGCTCGGTATGGCCTAAATCCATACGCGGCTCAACGCCAAAAATCAAAGGTTCCTGTCAGATTGAGAAAGCCGCGAATGAATCTGCGCATTTCATGCGGTTTTATGTCCCTTGCCCTCATTGCGGGGAGGCCCAGTATCTGAAGTTTGGCGATGATGCGACGCCATTTGGCCTGAAATGGGAGAAGGGTAAACCGGAAACGGTGTATTACCTGTGTGAACATAATGGTTGTGTGATCCGTCAGTCGGAACTTGACCAGACCGACGGGCGCTGGATTTGTGACAATACCGGGATGTGGACGCGTGACGGCCTGACATTTTACAGCGCCGGTGATGAGGAGAGGTCACCACCGCGCTCCGTTTCTTTCCACATCTGGACGGCGTACAGTCCGTTCACCACCTGGGTACAGATTGTTTATGACTGGCTGGATGCGCTGAAGGATCCGAACGGCGTCAAGACGTTTATTAACACCACGCTCGGGGAGCCCTATGAAGAGGCCGTGGCAGAAAAACTGAGCTTTGAGTTGTTGCTGGAAAAAGTCTGCCACTATGGCGCGCAGGTTCCCCTGCGGGTGGTTTACCTGACCGCAGGGATCGACTCCCAGAAAGATCGCTATGAAATTTATGTCTGGGGCTGGGCTCCAGGCGAAGAAGCCTTTCTGATTGATAAGCAAATTATCATGGGGCGACCGGAAGACGAGGACACCCTTAAACGTGTTGATACGGTGATCCGGAAAAAATATCGTCATGCTGACGGTACTGAAATTTCCATTTCCCGTGTCTGCTGGGATACCGGTGGTATCGACCAGGACATTGTGTATCAGCGTTCCAGGAAACACGGCACTTTTTTTGTGCTTCCCATAAAAGGGGCATCGGTGTACGGCAAGCCGGTGATCACCATGCCCAAAAAGCGCAACCAGCGTGGTGTGTTTTTGTGTGAGGTGGGCTCCGATACCGTCAAGGAAATGCTGTACGCCCGTTTTGCCCTGCCGGTGGTATCTGCCAGTGAAGCCGCCCCGTACACCTTCCGTTTTCCGGATAACCCCGACATTTTTTCGGAAGAAGAGGCGCGTCAGATCGTGGCGGAAGAGCTGGTGGAGAAGGTGGTTAATGGCAGGGTGAAACTGCTGTGGGATAAAAAAGGGCGACGCAACGAAGCCCTCGACTGCCTGGTATATGCCTATGCTGCCCTGCGTATTTCAGTTCAGCGGTGGCAGCTGGATCTTGAAGCACTGGCCCGTGCCAGAAGAGATGAGCAGGACGACGATGAGATGAGTCTGGAAGAAATCGCGGCTGCACTGAGTGGAGGATAAAGAATGGTTTATACGCATGAAATGCTTTGTGATGCCCGCCGGGCATTACATGAACTGATGATCGGACGTGCTGTGGTTTCTGTCAGCAAGGACGGGCGTCAGGTTCAGTATTCGCGGGCGACGATTGGTGAACTGCGTCAGTATATTGAAGAGCTGGAAAGTGCGCTGGGTGTATCCGGACGGCGTCGCGGCCCGGCAGGAGTGGGGCTGTGAACGGGGAACTGGTGGATCTTCACGGGCAGCCATTGCGGCAGAGTATGGGGTATTCCGGAGGGGGTACCGGATTTGGCGGGCAGCTTGCGGAATGGCTGCCTGCACCGGAAAGTGCCGACGTGGCGCTCTTACCTTCCATTCAGCTGGGTAACGCCCGTGCGGATGATCTGGTCCGCAATAACGGTATTGCCGCAAACGCCGTTGAAATTCATAAAGACCATATCGTCGGACACATGTTTCGTCTGAGTTACCGGCCCAACTGGCGCTGGCTGGGGATGTCGGAAGCCGATTCACATGCCTTTATTGAAGATGTGGAGGCGGCGTGGATGGAATTCTGCGATCCGGTGTTTGGTTCGATGGATGTGGAGGGGCGTCGCTCGTTTACCGAATTTATTCGTGAAGGGGTGGGCGTTCATACATTTAACGGTGAAATTTTTGTCCAGCCCGTATGGGATACGGAATCCACGTCATTATTCCGGACGAAATTCAAAACCATCAGCCCGAAACGTGTCAGTACACCCGGTTATGGTACCGGCGATCGTTTTATGCGTGCCGGGGTGGAAATCAACCGGTACGGAAAAGCACTGGCCTACCATGTTCAGGAAGATGACTGGCCCGGTTACGGTGTCAGCAACTGGACGCGGATTGCGGCGACGCTGCCCTCCGGGCGACCGGGAATGATCCATGTGTTTCAGCCGCAGGAGGACGGGCAGACGCGCGGGGCCAACCAGTTTTATTCTGTCATGGAGCGCCTCAAGATGCTCGACACACTGCAGGCCACGCAACTGCAGTCGGCGGTGGTGCGGGCGATGTATGCCGCGACGATTGAATCCACGCTGGATTCGGAAAAAGCATTTGAATATATCGCCGGGGTGGGAGATGGCGGTAAAAATCCCCTGAACACCATCATGAAAGGCTACGCGCGTTATTACGCCACCAATACGGTAAAGCTGGGCGGGGTCCGTATTCCACATCTTTATCCGGGGGATTCACTGAATCTGCAGACAGCGCAGAATGCAGATAATGGTTTCTCTGAACTGGAAAAGGCGCTGTTACGTTACATTGCTGCCGGACTGGGGGTGTCCTATGAACAGCTTTCCCGTGATTATTCACAGGTCAGTTATTCCAGTGCCAGGGCATCCGCCAATGAGTCGTGGCGGTATTTTATGGGCAAACGAAAATTTGTGGCCAGCCGGCTGGCATCACAGATGTTTGCCTGCTGGCTGGAGGAAGCTCTTATTCGCGGTGTGATCCGCCCGCCGAAATCCCGTTTTTCATTCTGGGAGGCCCGTTCCGGATGGTGTCGTGCCGAGTGGATTGGTGCCGGTCGCATGGCGATTGATGGCCTTAAGGAAGTGCAGGAAGCGGTGATGCGTATTGAAGGTGGTTTAAGTACGTATGAGAAAGAGCTGGCCCTGATGGGCGATGACTATCAGGAGATTTTCCGCCAGCAACTGCGTGAAAGCCAGGAGCGACAGGCAGCGGGTCTTCCCCGCCCCATCTGGATAAAGGACACGTTTCAGCAGCAGATCCGACAGACAACGGGAGAAAAAGTCGATGCGTCGTAATTTATCGCATATTGCCGCCATGGCATTTAATGAGCCGCTTTTACTGGAACCCGCCTATGCGCGGGTTTTCTTTTGCGCGCTGGGTAAAGAGATGGGAGCCGGCAGCCTTGCCGTTCCTCAGCAGGCTGTTCAGCTTGATGCTGATGGTATGCAACTGGCTGTGACTGACTATATGGCGGGCGGTCAGCGTCCGGCAAAGAGTTACCAGGTGAAGAATGGCATCGCCATTCTTCCGGTGAGCGGCACGCTGGTGCATAAACTGGGTACCCTGCGGCCTTACTCCGGCATGACTGGCTATGACGGCCTGACGGCCCGCCTTCAGATGGCGGTGAATGATCCGGATGTGCGCGGCATTTTGCTGGATATCGACAGCCCGGGCGGTCAGGCTGCCGGGGCGTTTGACTGTGCTGACATGATTTACCGTCTGCGGGAACAGAAGCCCGTGTGGGCGCTGTGTAATGACATGGCCTGTTCAGCCGCCATGTTGCTGGCGGCAGCCTGTACCCGTCGGCTGGTCACGCAGACGGCAAAAATTGGTTCGATTGGCGTGATGATGGCGCATACCAGTTACGAGAAACAACTGGCACAGGAAGGGGTGGACATCACGCTGATTTACTCCGGGCAGCACAAGGTTGACGGCAACAGTATTCAGGCATTGCCGGCAGGTGTGCGTGCAGATTTTCAGCGCCGTATTGATGAGGCCCGCCGGATGTTTGTCGACAAGGTGGCGCTTTATACGGGGCTGAGTTCAGAGGCGGTGATGAATACCGAGGCTGCCGTTTATGACGGTCAGGCAGGCATTGATGCAGGCCTGGCTGATCAACTGATTAATGCTGCAGATGCCGTTGAAGTGATGGTTTCTGCACTGAATGACTCTGTTACGAAGGAGAATGCAATGACTGTTAAAAATCTCACCGTTGCTGAAGCGGTGGCCCAGGAAAATCAGCGCGTGATGGGGATCCTGAATTGTCAGGAGGCGAAAGGGCGCGAGCAACTGGCGCAAATGCTGGCAGGTCAACCTGGAATGACGGTTGAGCAGGCGAAAACGTTGCTGGCTGCTGCGCCGGTTGCCGGTACTGACAGCACGGGTGATCAGATTATGGCGCTGCCGGAAGCAAAGGGGCGTGAGCAACTGGCACAGATGCTGGCAGGTCAACCGGGGATGACGGTGGCGCAGGCGAAAGCGTTTCTGGCGGCAGCCCCTGCTGCCGGTGCTGCAGGCACAGGCGATCAGATTATGGCGTTACCAGAAGCAAAAGGGCGTGAACAACTCGCGCAGGCGCTGGCTGAACAGCCGGGAATGACCGTTGACCAGGCCAAAACGTTACTGGCGGCGGCACCGGTTGCGGGTTCTGCAAGTGTCGGCGAGCAGATTATGGCGCTGCCGGAGGCGAAAGGGCGCGAACAACTTGCACAGGCACTGACAGAACAGCCAGGAATGACGGTGGCGCAGGCGAAAACGCTGCTGGCAGCCGCGCCGGCGGCATCGCAACCGTCACAGGAAACTCTTTTTGATCGCTTTATGGCACAGCATGCTGCCAGTGCGGTTTCCGGTGGCGGAACTGCCGGGCACGGAGAAGAAGATCTGCTGATGAGTATGCCGTAAGCGATATCCGGAATTCAGATAAATCAGGAGACTGAAAAATGATTAAAACCACCACGGAAAAGCGCGCGGATGTGCATATTTTTGCCGGAAGCGATCCGGCGCATACTGCAACCGCTACCAGTGGCGTCAGTGCTGCCACGCCTGCACTGACGCCACTGATGCTGGATGACGCCACCGGCAAACTGGTGGCATGGGATGGTCAGAAAGCCGGAACGGCAGTGGGCGTGCTGGCTCTGGCGCTTGCCGGAACAGAACCCACACTGACGTACTACAAAAGCGGTACGTTTGCCACTGAGTCGCTGGTCTGGCCTGACTCTGTGGATGCGGTGAAAAAAGCCAACGCATTTGTGGGAAGTGCTATCAGCCACGCCTGATGGTGAAGTGATTGACTGAAAAAACGGGTCGCGATGCGGCCCGTTTGTGTTTCTGAAGGAAAATAAATTATGGGGTTATTTACCACGCGTCAGTTACTCGGGTACACCGAGCAGAAAGTGAAATTTCGTGCGCTGTTTCTGGAGCTGTTCTTTCGTCGCACGATCACTTTCCATACTCAGGAAGTCATGCTGGATAAAATTACCGGCAAAACACCGGTTGCGGCGTATGTGTCTCCGGTGGTGTCAGGCAAAGTGCTGCGCAGCCGTGGTGGTGAAACCCGCGTGTTACGTCCCGGTTATGTAAAACCCAAACACCGCTTTGATTATCAGCAGGCAGTGGAACGTCTTCCGGGGGAAGATCCGGCCCGTCTTAATGACCCGGCCTACCGCCGCCTGCGTATTCTGACGGACAACCTGAAGCAGGAAGAGCAGGCGATTGTGCAGGTGGAAGAAATGCAGGCGGTCAGTGCCGTTCTGCAGGGTAAGTACACCATGAGCGGGGAACAGTTTGAGACGGTGGAAGTGGATTTTGGGCGCTCTGCCACCAATAACATTACTCAGGCTGGCGGCAACAGATGGTCACAGCAGAATGCTGACACCTTTGATCCAACGCACGATCTGGATGCGTACTGCGATTTTGCCTCCGGGACCATCAATATCGCGATTATGGATGGCACGGTCTGGCGTATGCTGAATGGCTTTAAGCTTTTCCGTGAAAAACTGGATACCCGTCGTGGCTCAAAATCGGAACTGGAAACCGCGCTGAAAGACCTGGGCTCCGTAGTCTCTTTTAAGGGTTATTACGGTGATCTGGCTATTGTGGTGGCGAAAACCGCTTACGTCGATGAAAACGGGGATGAACAGCGTTATCTGCCGGAAGGCACACTGATTCTGGGGAACACTCAGGCGGAAGGCGTCCGTTGTTATGGTGCCATTCAGGATAATCAGGCACTGAGTGAAGGGATCACCTCTGCGATTCGTTATCCGAAACACTGGTTAGAGGTGGGGGACCCGGGGTGCGAATATACCATGACGCAGTCTGCGCCGTTGATGGTGCTGCCGGATCCGGATGCGTTTGTGGTGGTTCAGGTGAAATAAGACGGGGCGGGATATTCCCGCCTTTTTCTTTAGCGCACGGGAGAGATGTGATGACAAAAGAGCAGATGACTGAACGTTTGCAGGAACTGGCAGTGATTCTGGGGCGTGAAGCAGATATTTCAGGTTCAAAAGCCGATCTTGAGCAGCGCCTGGCGGAATGGGAAGAGGAGGCCGCCGGATTCGATGGGGAGGAGACAGGGAAGGAAGAGGTGGGCAACGATGCATCCGGCGACGGAATGCATTCTGAGCGGGGACTCGCCCGGGTGCGTATGCTGAAAACGGCGCATATGCCAGCCTGTGATGCTGTAACGGGAAAAATGTTGATGTTTGCCCGGGCCTCCAGTGTTGTGCTGGTTAATGAAGCCGCAGTTCCTGCGTTGCTGGCGGACGGTCTGGCAGAAAAAATCCGGGAGTGATGATGTTAGATAATCTGTTCGATCAGGCCATGAGTGATGCGGATGACATCATCCTGGATACGATGGGGACGGAAATCAGCATATATCCGGGCGGCACGGAAAGAAGAATCCGTGCCGTTTTTGATGCCCCGGCAGAAAACACCGGGATGAACACTGGCAGCGGCGAAATTCGTAATACTGCGCCAGTTTTATTTACCCGGAGCGCATGGGTTGCCGGACTGAAAAAATATGACAGGGTCATGATCCACGGTGAACCCTATCAGGTAGTCGATCCCGGCTGGGATGAGTCGGGTACTGCGGGGCATGGTGTGATTACCATTACTCTCGCGCGGGGAGAACCCGGAAGAAGTACGCCTGCCGCCCCTGTCAGACCGAGTAAACGTTATGGCAGTCAGAGAGCATGAACGAAGCAGTGCCCGGCAGCGACGGCTGGCACGAAACCTCGTCGTCGATATTGATGAAGATGAGGTGCTGAAAATTATCGCTAAACTGGGTGGTTCAAAAAGCCAGATCCGTAAAGCCTGGGGCGTGGCGCTGAAAAGAGCCGCGTCCGCACTGCGGATGAAGGCCATGGCAGAGTTTAAAAAACAGGTTGCGCCACGCAGTCAGAAAATGATCAAAAACCGTGTCTTGAATGCTTTTATCATTCGTCGAAATGGCGATGAGTTTGATGAGGCGAAGGTATGGTTTGGCCTGAACGCCATCAAAGTGCGTGACCTGCGCGGACGTATTACCGGCGGAAGGCGTGGCGAACGCCATCAGTTGCGTGATGAACGGGGACGTTTTGCACCGGCCACACGCCGAAGACAGGCGAGGGAGATTCGTTTTAAACCTGCCGGGGAGGCAATACCGGTCACCACCTGGTCAGGTGAAGAGGCTTTCATTAATGAATTTGAGTCTGAAAACCGGAGCGGACGCATTTCACGACGTAAGACGGTCTTGGTCCGGCAGGCATCCGGACGACGAAGGGTACGCGAAGCAGAAATTGATATTTATGAAGCCATGCTGAACCGTATAGAGGATTTTGTTTTCCCTGATGCGGAAGCACTGATCCTGAAAAATTTTGAGCATGAACTGAAATTCCGGGTATTTAAGGGGCTGGAGTGATGGAACCATTGATGATGGGAGCCTGGCATCAGGCGGTGATTGACAGTCTGAAACAAATTCCCTGGGTGGAAGATGCCGATGAGTACCCGGAAAAAGTGACGCAACTGGTGACGCCTGCCGTGTTTGTGGATGTACCGGGCTGGGACAAGGCTCCGTTTGCTGACGGGCAGATGCGGGTCACGCTGAAATGCGATCTGTTTGTGGTGACTGACAGGTCCGGGAAGACGGAGAACGTGTCAAAACCGCAGATATTTGCCCGCTGTCTGGCAATGGATTTATCTGACTGGATTGATGGAGCCACGTTCGGGCTGGATAACGTTGATCCGGCGGTTTTTATTGATGCTGAGGTGGATACCTTCGACCGGCTGCTGGACGACTACATCGTTTTCCGGGTCTCTTTTGAACAGGACATTCCGGCCGGCGAAGATCCGTTTGCGGTTCCGGCAGGTGCGCCGTTACGGGAAGTCTGGCTGGGGAAAGTACCGGAAACCGGTAAAAAGCATGTGCAGGATTATCGTCTTATCTGGAAAGCGGAGGGCACCGGCGATGAGTCTGGCGGATGAAGTGGCAGAGTTACGCCGCAGGGTGGCGGATATGGTCCGTCGCGGCGTGGTGGACGAGGTGATCCCGGGTAGCCCTGTGATGGTCCGGGTGGATATCGGGGATGTGCTTTCACCGCCGTTGCCCTGGATTCAGGTGCAGTCCGGGCGTTACATGCAGGTCAGTAATTACCCGGCTCCCGGAGATGCGGTAACGGTGATATCGGAGGCGGGTGATCTGCGTAATGGTCGGGTGTATCCGGGGGCCAACATTGACGCGATTCCGGTACCGGCGGGCAGTGAACACGAGCATGTTATTTTGTTTGATACCGGAACGGAGATCCGTTACGACCGTCAGGCTAATGCCCTGTTCATCACGCTGGCTGAAGGCGGCAGCTATAAAATTACCGGCAGGGGAACCCTGGACGGTCCGGTGGAAATCACGGACACCCTGACTGTACAGGGAAAAACGAAGATTAATGCCGATACGCAGGTTCTGGGCAATATCGGTGCCTCACAGGAGATCACCGACAAAACCGGTAGCATGAGTAAAATTCGCGAAATTTATAATACTCATGATCACCCCGGCGACAGCGGGGGAACCACCCGTAAACCTAACCAGGAAATGTGAACGCCGCACCGGCGTTTTTTTTCGGAAAAATTTCATGATTGGTATTGATTCCGCCACCGGAAGATATCTGCACGGTAACGAACATCTGCGTCAGTCCGTCACCGATATTCTGTCAACACCGGTCGGCAGCCGGGTCCTGCTCAGGGAATACGGCAGCAGGCTGTTCAGCCTGCTTGATAACCCGCAGGATGATTTCACACGGGTGAGGATTGTCCGTGAAACGGCAACCGCCCTCGAACGCTGGGAACCCCGCCTGACCCTTCGCCGGGTGGAGGTGACGTGGACCGGAGAAGGCTGCGCCTGGCTGACGCTTGTCGGGGTGAATAACGAAACTCAGGAAACGATTCGACTCGAGGAGATAAAAATTGGCAACGTCTCAGGCCATTATTGATTTGTCCGCGATACCTGTACCGGATGTAGTGGATGTGCCGGACACCGCTGTGCTGGTCACTCAGATAGTGGCGAAGTATCAGGAGCTGGATACGTTGTTTTCGGCTCTGGTGGAATCTGATCCCGCATATAAATGGGCAGAGGCGCTGGCTTATCGGGTGGCGCTGATGCGCCAGCAGATCAATGATGCTGTCCGTGCTGTACT